CCACATTCTAAATAGTGATACTCAACAAATGTATCCTCACCAAATAACTTTTTAAGGTTTTGTGTTCTTAACTCTTGAGCATATGGGTCACTGTGTAGACTAGTGACTGCCACGAATCGATATCCGTGTTTCTCTGCCAACAACTTCATATAGTGTTGTGCATCTCTCAGAGGCGGTAGAAATCCGATAGCGGCAGAACTGTTGAACTGTCCTGTTAATCGCTGACCTTCAGCGACTGTAACTCCAAATCTATCAGAAACTTTATACTTGAGTTTGTGGTCTTCACCAACTGGATTCATCCCATTGTGGGCCATCCATTGTGTGAAAGAGAATTCCCAATCAAGGCAAACCCCATCACAGTCTGTTAGAATTATTTTTTCTTTGTTTACCTTAACCATTACCATCCGCTCGTTGCATGTACATAGTTGTCTGGGCAATTGTACTCACCACAATAACATTGACCTCCGTCATGGTCAATCTCATCGTCAAACTGTTCACAGTACCCATCGACATGGGCCTGTTGTCCCTCATCCAACTGTTCATAGGTAGTGCCTTTGGGCGCACCTAACTTCTCAATCAACTGTTCCATAGTCACGGTCAATTCTGTTTCTACTAATCCTGTCATATTTTATACTCCACTTAACTTAATTGCGTATTGATACATTTCCATGGCACCTTCTTGAGTCTTAAAACCATACTCATCAGCAAAGTCCATAGAAGAAGAACCCATCACCCTGTCGGCGAGTCCTTGTTTCGCAATAATCAAAGCACACTCTTCAAGTGTACCACCAAAAATCTTAGTGTCACAAATCGTTGTAAACTCTAAACCACCATTCTTCGCACCAACAAAATCTATCATATTTTTTCTCTCACTTTTAATTAATTACATAGTGATCATGACAGATATGGGAGCAAAAGTCAAGCGTTTCGGCGATAAAAGCGCCTTTGTAAGTCATTGATATACAAGGAAAAAGCAAAATAATTCAACTTTTTTTACTCCTCATTTGGTCTGTATTTGTCGTAATATCGTCCCCATTGCCATTCTTGGGGTATTTCACCGTCAGCGCGTATCAAATGGGATTTTCCAGTAGGTTCTACTGCCCATCTCATCTTGGGGCGAGCATATGCCTTCTGTCGTATTAGTTCTATGGTATGTGCTTTGTGTTGTCTCCCATACATGGGATTGAATTCACCCCTCCGCGTACCTGTCATCGTTTGTGATATCTTCGCCCTATGCGCTTCTGACAGTCCCCTAGAATTGGGGTTACTTTGACCCAGTTTAGCCTGTTTTATGCGTTCTCGACCCTCTGGCGTGTGCCAAGCGGTACGGTCTCTGCACCTATCGACTATTGGTAAGTCTTGTGGGTTTTGGGTGATTGCGTATTCTCTAATCTGTTCTATATTAGAGAACTTAATTATCATCTCGCGTGGTTTTGGTACTTCCTGTAGACTCTTTTCATCTACTATCCAAAACTCATTCTTCCATCCGCCACATTTAAATAAAAAGAATCTAGTCGCTCGTTCCATCTTCCTTTAAAAAACTCAGTGTCGATTGCGGATGTGGTTCAAGTGTATCTAGTGCTTCTAGTTTATCCTTGTATTCAGCAATCTTGCCAAGTTCGTCCTCAATGGTTTTCATTATATCTGGGTGTTCAGCAACTCCCACGCCATTCTGCATTAGAACTTGTACATTTATTTTATGTCGTTCTATATTGCTCTCGAAATAGTGTTTCAGAGATAGTGTTAATTGCGGTGTGAAATCTGGCATTACTTTTCCTTTTTCTTGCGTGGAGCTCTTTTCTTTTTGGGTTTATTGTATTCAGTAATCCCAAGCGGCTCCATGAGTTTTTCTAATTTAGGATACAAATCTAATAGTTTACCATCCTTCACGGCAGTTAATACTTTTGCCTCTTCTGGATGGATACCCTCAAGAATCTGTAACCAATTCATTTCCTGCTTCCATGGCGGAAGATTTTTCATATTAGAATTTGGGTCTGTGAATTGTTTAATCCTACGCCACTCCAATTGGATAGATGTAGCACCCAATCCATCTGGCGTACCTTCTTCTAATTTGGTAGTTTCGGGCATGCCGTCTGGCAATCCCCAATCAGCCTTATCAGCACCAATACCTAGTCTAACTATTGGCACCAATGTTTGATTGGTTTGACCCCATTGTTTTAAGCGAGTCACTTGCTCGTCTATGGTATCAACTTCAAATACGAAATTGAACCCTTCATTCATTTGTCTAAATTTTTGCATAATTACCTCATTTAAAATTCTTCAATCACTTCAACAAGTCTATCAAGACTGTAGTTCATGAAGTATTTATACATGTCCTCAGTTGACTTATTCAGTTGTTTCTCATACTGAAATATTACTTGTTCTTTTATTTCAGTGGGTGTCTGCGATAAATCTACCATTGTTTTATTTCTGATATACGCAGCTGCCATTTCTCCAGTTACCCATTCTTCTGGTTTAGTGGATTTCCACTCAGCGACCAATGTTTTTCGTATAGGTCTCTGTCTTATACCCTCAACGAATGAATCATCCTCACTAAGAATATTAGGAACACCATCACCCTTGTCTCCGCGTATGATATGTTCCCTCAGTATTTGTTCAGCGGATTCTTTAATCTTCACGAACCTTTTCTTCAGTGGTGAAAACTGGGCGACATTATCCCACTTCTGCAACTGTTGGAAGTCATGGTCACCAGACACAATAAGAAATGGTCTAGGGGATTCAAATAAACCTTCCTGTACCAAATCATTTGTCTGACTCCATTCTGCCAGTGTACCAATTACATCATCTGCCTCAGCACCATCCACATCAATTACTGGATATGGCATGTGTTGTTGTAGTTCCTGTTTGACTAGTGAAAGACCCTCAAAGATAGATGACCAATCGTATCCACTATCTTCTCGCGTTTTCTTGCGACTTGCCTTGTATTGTGGGAACACTTTTCTGCGCCAATATCTCCTATTGTCACAGGCAATTACTAGGTCACCATACTCTTCACCATACTTTGTTTTATAACTCCGTAAAGTATTGAGTATCATGTGGCGAACCAAATCTATATTAATATCACCATCTTTAGAACCATTGAGTTCTGCCATGAGATTGCTGATACTAATTTGATTATAATCAATCAATATCATTGTCTTGTTCTCCCCATACAAATCCAAGGTCTTTATAGTAGACCCCCCTTTGACGATTGATATTACCGTCTTTGTCGTATGATGGAACAATACATTCCCAGACTACTTTTCTGTTCTGGTTTTCACCACAAAAATTTGATAACCATACACCATGTCTAAGATATGTCTCCATCTGTCGGATGTAACCTTTTACTGATTCTAGTTTAGCAATAGCACCCTTTTGATTTGCCCTTATCTCTTGGTTGAGAGATGGTATCAAATCTTTATTGTATTTAATCCAACCCTTTACTTTCTCATATGATAACCAATCATCATCGGGTTTTGCTAATACATCTGGATGTACATGCTTCAATTTTGGTGGGTTCTTTTTTAACCTCACCTCTCGTGCTTTTGCTAACCTTTCGACAGCAGCAGCTTTCTGTTCCTCAGTCATAGGTTTTCTACGCCTACGCATCGGTTTGTTAGAACGAAAATCGTCCTTAGTTATTCTCTTTGCCATTATTGGACTCCTTGTGTATCATAGCTATATATGATAACACAAGTCTAGTCCAAGTGTCAAGCGTTTTTTACGCTAAAGCGCCAACAAGAGTCTTTTGTGGTACTCCAACTGCGATTTCTCCAATCTGGTCTACCAATAAAGTCCTCCATTGCTGTTTTTCTGTATCGAAAACAGTTAAATGCGTTTCTTTCACTGGTGCTGGATTAGTCACCTCTGGAATCATACTAGGTTTTAATGTAGCAAATACATCTCTTGCCGTACCATCTTTCTTGGTATAGGCAATTTTAGCTTCACTCTCTACTAGCATTTCAACTAGTTGGTCTCGGTTTAATTTAGTCATAATATATTTCTCCTTTGTATTTCACTAAACATTCTTTCCGCGATTACTGTATGACACACCTCATTGGGATGTCCTCTGGGCATCTCTCCGATATACATGTCATTCATGCCCTCGCGTGGGCATTCTCTGGTTACTTTTGAAAAGTAATTCCTGTATGGGTGACCATCAAACCAATTAGCGGTGGCCACCGTCTTAAATAGATTGCTGAATTTTGTATGCATGTTTGACCGTTTTATATAATCAAACCATACCTTTACCTTTTCTGGGTCT